CTTGATTGTCCTCGAGCTCTGACAGTCTGGTTGTTGTTCAGTAATTCTGAACATGACCAGCTTGCTTTGCTTGAGTTCGATCCGCTTCAATATGAAAGTATTGAGGCGTTTAGAGATGCTTACTGTGCAACGAACTTGCTGTCGAAGTTTAAGAGATTATCTCTTAGCTTTGATCGCGAGCAAGCTGCATTTGAGAAATTTGAGAAATTCGAATCTCTCTGTAGGCTCACCAATTCTCGCTTTCGATCTTTGCATATAGACCCAAAATTCCGAGGGCCTATAGTACATTTGCATAACGCAATTGTATTAAAAATTGCAAGAATCTTAGGCGATTTTGATGTAGAGGAGTTCCTTTCTAGTCCAGATTGGGGACCGGGCGCCTCGACTCTTATAAAGAGAAGAGACGCTTCTTCGCCAATTAAGTTCCAGTGTGAAACTGGAATCACGCGTGACCTTCACGCACTTTTCCCTATTTCTGTCCTTAAGAGAATGTATCCTCTTTGGGCCGATAATCTTGAGAAAATGGGTTATCCCACTTTTCAAGTTGGGAATCGTGTGATCACTGTCCCTAAGAATGCTGCTACTGATCGCGTTATTGCCATTGAACCTGGTATGAATGTTTTCTTCCAGCTTTCAATTGGCAAAATGATCAGTAAACGGCTTCTTAAGGTGGGTATTGACTTATCTGACCAAAAGAGAAATCAGCATCTTGCTCGTGTCGGAAGTTTATCTTCCGAGCTTGTAACTGTTGATTTTTCCTCGGCCAGTGATTCCATTGCGTTTAAGCTAGTTGAAGAGGTTTTACCTCCAGATTGGTTTAAGTGGATGGATGCGTGTCGATCCCACTTTGGGAATATTAAAGGTAACTTGAGGAGATGGGAGAAGTTCTCCAGTATGGGGAACGGCTTCACATTTCCTCTCGAATCTCTTATATTCTATTGCATGGCGAAAGCCTGCCAAGAATATCATGAGTGTGACGTGCATTCTCTGCCCGTCGGCACTTATGGAGATGATGTCATTTTACCGACATCTGCCTTTAATACCTTTTCCACGTTAGCTGAGTTCTATGGCTTCACGATTAACGTTAAGAAAACGCATTACTTAACGAATTTTCGTGAGAGCTGTGGAGCCCATTTTTATCGTGGCGTGGACGTCAAGCCCATCTTTTTAAAAGATGAATTGTCAAACTTAAGAACCATATACTCATTAGCAAATGCAGTTCGGTTGTTTGCTCACCGCATAGGTGCAAATCTATGCTGTGATGCTCGCTTCCGTTCTGTATTTGATCACCTTGTTCAGAAGGTTCCGAGAGCTTTACGCTTTCGTGTTCCTTTTGTCCATGGTGACTGTGGTTTCATCAGTAATTTTGATGAAGCTACACCTAAACGAGCGAAACATCAACTTGAGGGATTTGTTTTCCCTGAGTTGATTGGTGGGCGGGCTACTGCCCAGTTTGACCAGATAGGTCTGTTATTGACCCGTCTGTGGAATCTCTCTAAAAGAGATTTTAGAGAGAGTGACGCCTTCGAAGAATGGAGAATTCTACCATTCTTGAGGTTCCCAATTTTACTCAAAACGACTGGTTTTCCTGTCGATGTCTCTACG